TACATTTGGACAATACTGTAACGCTGTTTCGATAATCGCTTTTAGAAACTTAGTCGCATCACTCACAGCTTTCTCAAAGTCCACAGTGTCGATGTAAGTACCTCTTTCTGTCGTGCCTTGTAGGTTATCGACATGGATATAATCTCCACCAACAATGATTAAAATTTCCTCGTATGTGTTTTCGATGATATCCACAATTCTAGCTAGCAAGTAGCTATAATCTTCAAAGGTGTTTAAACCAAAGTGCATGTCGTAAAATGGCAAGCATAGATATTGTTCTGGCACTTCGTCTGCTAATAACTCGATTGTTACTGGCGCAACATCCTTAATGATTTCAGCTACACGATCTAAAGTGAGCTGTTTTGATTTCGGTTTAGCTGTTAGTTTCGATTGATAGTTCCAATACTTATCCCCTGAGCCATTAGTCATAGACCATTCATTGGATGTGATTGTGTTGATTTCAAACTCATCGGCGTTGATGCCGTGTAACTCTAATAACTCGTCTTGCGTAAAGGTGCGTTTCTCATCTAATCGCTTGCGGATGAAACTGGAAATTGTGCCATCGGCTTTTTTAGTTTTCTTGTCGATTTCCGATGAACCGTTAGCGCTCTGTTGCTTGATACCATCGTAGTAGTCTGAATGCCTAGCAATCATGCGCACTTGGTCATAGCCTAAATTCAACGTGTCGGCAATCTCTTGCCACGATAAGCCATCTTCTTTTAAGTCTTTGATAGCTTCGCCATATTTTTCTTTGTCTGTCACTTTTTCACCACCATAAAAAAAGCCACCGGTTAAGGTGACTTGATGTTATTTTTATTGCTCAAAACTACCAACCGCAAGTAGACCACTAGTGATTTTAATATATCTACTTTGCAAGCATGCTATTTTAAGCGATTGGTACTTTTCAATAAAGCAAGGTTAGTCAGTTGATGATTAAATGTATAATGTATTTGAGCTGACTGTGCCTTGCTAATGATACTAGATAGCCTTGCAACTATCATGGTGGCTCGTCCACTTAGTACCTGTTATATATCCACAGGATGAACCTGCGTTTGCTTTAACATATTTCCGTACGATAAAGACTTTCCACTAAGGAGGTGGCTATGTGTTTAAGTGGCTTTGCCACAATAACATTATCTCACTTACTTTACGGACATACCATGACATCAACTGACATCTTTTAAAACATTTTGAAATGCCAACAAAGCTTCGCCATGAATGCGATGTAAGTGTCTTTCTGTGTATCCTAATATGTCTGAAATCTCACAGAATGATAAGCCATTGATGTAATGCTCTCTGAGTATTACCCTGTGTCGCTCGTCTTCCAGTTGATTGATATGATTACCCATCGTGATTTTAAAGTCCACTAGTTCATCAATCTTTAGATCAATATCACTAGACTTATCAGCTAACTTAATCAACTTATCTTCACTGGTATTCCGCTTGGTAGTCGCCACTGGCTCATTGGAGTAGTCTGTCGCTTTGAGTAGCGTTGACTTAACACTTTCGTGTTCCCGTATCAACGAATTGATTTCTGCATCTAAGAACGCAATTTTCTGTAATAAGTATTTAGCTTCACTCATTTAGTCCCTCCACTTGTTCCATACATTATTCGTTCATTATTTTGCTAATCATCATATTCAACTCTTACCAATTGGTCTATGTCATATACTTCATGAACTTCAAAACTATGTTTACCATGCCAATTATTTCTTTGTCTTTCTTCATGTTCATCGCACACCTTTTGAGCTTTATTAAATTCTGTGAAAACCCCCATCACAGATGTTTTCTCTCCACAATCAATACAACCTACATCGACTGCAACATATAATTTATACATATTTATTCCCTCCGCTTATTCCGTTCTCTTGCCTGTTGGTGTTCTTCAATCGTATCTTCAATCACGACCATCATTATTCCAATGAACGATCCGACCACTACAATCAGTGAGAATGCACCTATGCCTAATAACAGTTGAGTTAGTATATCCATCTATTCCACCAACTCTGCCAATTTGTCTGGTTGATACCCACTCCAGCTTTCATCGCCAGCAACAACTACTGGCAATTCTTGGTAACCCATTTCAATCACTTCATTTCGTGCATCCTCGTCTAAGTCAGTACGCTTTTCTTCGTAGGGAATACCTTTAGATTCAAGCCACTTCTTCGTGAATACACATTTCCCACACGCTGTTTTGCTGTATACGGTTACTTTATTCATAATTAAATTCCTCTCCAAAAATTTTCTTAATTTCAATTTCAACAATTTCAGTCTTTATATCTTTGTGTATCTTACCCGTCAAATGTTGCTCGTTTTTAGCTTCGATATTTTGGTAGGTATGTTTACCTTCGTTGGTAGTTACAATAGCGTCATACATCATTGTTTCACTTCCTGTCTGCTTTTAAACAACTCTTTAAATATCGCTTCAAGCACGTCTACCACGATGCTATTTCCTGATTGATGATACAATGTACCGTTTAAATAACTTTGTCGTCTTGGGTGTGCTTTTTCAGCGTTATCAAAATCTTCATCACTGAAGCCCATCAATCGCCAGCATTCACGCTCTGTTAGCAAGCGATACTGACCGTTCCCAATGCTGACAATACCACTGTTAGGGCATCGCATTTGCTTAGTAGTAATCGTCCACACATAATCTTTTATAGGCTTCAAGGTCCTTGTACCTGTTGCGTTGATCTTTGCTAACATGCTAGGTTGTGTGATTGTGTACCTATCATCAACATCCTCTTCTAGAAATCCACTAATATCCCGCATCTTCTTAAATTCTAAATTATCGAAATTAAAGTATTCGCCACCTAAAATACTAACTGTAAATATTCGTTCTCTAGCCTGTGGAATACCAAAATTTCTTGCATCCAAAACCTCAAAACTATTGGTATACCCTAACGCTTCCATATCATGTAGATAGTGATTGAATGCAGGTATCATCTTCTTGGATAATACATTCTTTACGTTTTCCCAAATCACCACTTTCGGTTTCCAAATACCCAGATTTTCAATGATTTTAATCGTTTCAAATAACAAACTTGATCTTGTGCCGTCTTCGATATTCCCACCGTATTGTTTACCTGCAATGCTAAAATCTTGACAAGGACTACCGTGAACCAAGATGTCTGGTTGCAAGTTATATCCAACTACAGACTCTGGCTGGTATCTATTATCAAATATGGCATTATAGCTTCGGACCGCTTTCTCATTCCATTCAACATAATCAATAGACTTGTGTTTCACACCTAGGTTTATTAGTGCTTTCCTAGGCGCTCCTATACCACCGAATAATTCTAATATTTTAATCATTTTCCGTTTTCTCCACCATTTTCGTAAGTTGCCAGTAAATCGGAAATTTTAGTTGGCTCATCGTCTGTCCATTTAACTTCGGGGAAGTTGTCGTTATAAATTCTCTTAACGTAACTAATACTACACCACTTATTTCCTTGTTTTGTTGGAGGGTAACTATGAGTCCAAAGCTCACCGCTCTCATCCCTAGCTAAATAATCATAACCGTCACTTTGCAATTGTTTTAATAAATCATCATGGTAAGGATAAACATTTTCTAAATACTGACCAGCGGTTTTAGTTTTAACGCCGTCGAAAGCTTTAGCCATATCATTAAAAGCTTCTTGTGGTGTCTTTGTGTTCTTTTTGGCGTATTGAATCTCTTTCTCTTTCAAACGTCTTATGGTTTCCACACATTTTTCCAAATCTTCAACACGACTGACCTTATTCCGTCTTAAATACTTTTCAGCGTGTGACTGCATGATTGCTCGATACTGTTCGAACGGATAGGTTAGATACCATTCTTCGAAAAGGTCTATTTCTCCTTTTCGGTAATGTTCTGGTTTAATGTTGTCTGTCATACTTAATCCTCCTCAATCAATTCAATCGCTACACTTTCACTAACTCCCAATACATACATTACAGTTTTTACACCTAATTCAGTGTCAGGCACTCGCCCTTTACTCTGCCACCGTGTATACGTGGCACTCGGTACACCAATACTCCCCCCAAACTTACGCATTGATAACCCAGTTTTTGCCCGTTCCTGTTCTAGTTTAATAATTGCTTGGGTGCGTGTGCATTTATCACGTTTTACGATGTACCGATAACCGTCATGACCTTCATAGATAGCTGTGTGGGTTAGTTCTGTTACTTTCTCCCTTGGTTCAAAATAAACACCGTTTACATCAATCATAATTATTCACTCCAATTCAGATATCCGCTAACTGCCACAATTGCGTATGCTGCGAACGATGCAACTAAAATCCAGTTACCAACTGATGCCCATACAATGATGTTAATGATGTTAGATAGCACCCATAGTAGCCAACCATCAGCATTACCGTTCATTTGACGTAACTGTGCAGCAATTGCGATACCGTTTTGAACGCTATCTAGCACCACCATATTGCCATCGAAGAACTTACTTACTAACCCCATTGCCAGCGTACCGAACGCAATATATGTAACGATTTTGATTGGCTCGAACTCCGATTTGGTTACTACCTCGCCAGTTTCGTCTTTATGTTTCTTGAAATAAGGAATACCTTGTAACGCTTGTGTTAAGAAGTAAATGATATTCATTCCGACTTCAGCAAAGAAACGGTTTTGGAAACTCAAGATACCACCTAAAATGTTATTAGACATATTCAATGCGAACGTACTTGATTTTTTGTGCGCTAGTAGGATATTACCGAATAGACCAAGTAAACCCATTGCTGTGGACATCAAGTCAAACGATTGTAAGTTGTTGTAAAGCATGTTTCCCAGTAAGTAAACTGTCGCAACTACCTGTAAGCCGATGATGATTTTCTTTTTATTTGTCATTCTTCTTCTCCAATTTTTCGATACGTTTTTCTAATTCTTCAATGCGATCTAATAAGACTTTCTTTTCTAACTTTTCAATATCTGGATGCTTCATGGTTTAGTCCTCCACTCCAAAAATATATTTCTTGATACGGTCAGCGCCGATTTCGCCAGTTGCTTGGTGAGCCCTTTTCAAGCTATCAAAATAAATGACACCTTGTATCGGGTCTATGCTGTCATTCATATAATAAATTTCAAAAGCATCACCCAAAGCCATATACCAATTATCCTCCCCTTCGATAAAAGGTCTACTAAACTTCCGCAACTCCGCTTCTACTTTTAGTTTTTTCACTGCAAATTCAGCTTGTTCTTTGGTTTTGAATACGTTGTCGATTGATAATCGACCTTGGTCATATTCATTTCCTTGCCATTCCATTTCCATAACTTCTCCATCGTTATCTATATACCAATACATATCTCCAGCCTGTGGAAACTCTTGTTCCTCTTTTGCTAGTTCTTCCAATTCAGCAATACGTTCTTTTAACGCTTTAATTTCATCTTGTGTGTTCATAACTAGTCCTCCACTTCAATTGGTTCATCACCAAGCCATACTCGCACAAAGCGTCGTGTGTCTTTTGTGAACTCTGGGAACACGGTATAAAAAAATGGTTGCGTGTGATAATGATGGTTTAAATATTTATCGGCGATATCTAAGCAATCGAGGAAGTAAATCAAATCATTGTAATGTTCTCCAGCTTCTTCAACAGAGCCCTCCCAGACTTCATACTGTGCTTTTGTCATTTTCATCGTTAGTCCTCCTCTTTGTAAATGTTCCGTTGGTTGTGTTTGTAATTACTGTGAGCCACATTGATTTCGTGGATAAATTGATTCTCGGTAGTCTCACCAGCGTTTAAATGGTCTAATGCCTTACCGACTTTTCGTTCAAAGGTATCCATGCTATGTTCAATTCGTTCTTTCTTGGTAGGTTTATATCCCTGTTTATTAAATCTGATTGTCATATTAGTTCCTCCTTAAATTAAGTGGCATATATCACAAAATCACATCCGTACTTTTATTACTGCCTGTTGTAACTAATTCGATTGCATCTTCCACACTCCTAGCGATGCCTACTACTGCACCTTTAGCTTTCATTGCTTTTAAGAATGTCACTTGATCAGGTCTAACTTTCCCTATTTCTGTTTTAATTTCCACAAAACAAATCTTATTGTCTGCAAACCTAAAACCAAACAAATCACTAAATCCTTTTGGAAGTCCTGTATCGAAGTAACGGCCGTCTGCCATCCTTACTTTACCCACATTGGCTCTAAAGAATATGCCGTAATCAGAAAGTGCAACTCTAATTTTGTTTTGAATAATCGTTTCTTTGTTGCTAATGGTGAACAACTCCTTCCATTCGTGCACCACCTACAAACGTTGTTATATCAACTGTTTTGCTACCTAAAAATTGTATAGTTGCACGAATTGACCCCTATTTGTACTTCTTTCTTATATAATTATTAATTTATTTAAAAGATTATAAATATCGTGCAATTCGTGCACCCTACACAAGTAAACCCTTACTGCCACAAGGGATTTAATAGGTGCACGATTGAAATTTCGCTTTCACTTTCATGCACCTTTTTACCCCAATTCTGAAACATCATCTAAAGCACTTGTAATTTGTGTCTTTCGTAAATCGTCAAATTGCAATCCGATACCTACATAACGCAAACCACTTTTTGTTTTACTTACCCGGTAATGTTTATCGATTTCTTTGTAAAATTTCCGACTACTCATTTTTGAATATTCATTATTTTCTTTTACCCAGTCTTGGAACGTTGACCATAAATCAGACTTACGAACACTTGCATCGCTGCTTTTCACACACTTATCAGAAATGAACGCATGTACCATATCCATTTCATCACGATACGTATCACGTTGGTCTTTAACAATCTGTGGTTCTTCTAATCCGATTTCTCGCCAAGATTGATAACCTTCAACACACCAGCGGAGAATTCCGCTTAATTCGCCTTTTAGTTTTGCAGTTAGTTTCTTATCGATTTTGCTTTTAGGCACTTTGTACTCGAATGGAATTACCGCCATTCTTCGCCAGATACCGTCATCCGTTCCACTAATCACTGGTTTGTGGTTAGTTGCCATCCAAATTTTAAATTCAGGTTTAAACTCGAATTCTGAACCGTATAGGAATCTAGCGGTTACTGTATCTCCACCTGTTAGCTGTTTCACGCGGCCTTCATCTAACTTCATGCCTTTGTTAGGCTCTGTTGTCGTTACAAGTCGGGCACCTTTCAATCGTGCAATATCACTATCTGCACTTTGACTACCTACCTTACTTGCGATTGTCGAGGGTTGCATGTTCATGCTGTATGTACCAAATGCATCTTCTAATACGTTTAGAAATACAGATTTACCGTTATTACCTTCACCAAGCAAGATGAACATTACCTGTTCGCTCATGTCTGCACTCATCGAATAACCGACTGCACGTTGAACGTATGAGATTAAATCTTGGTTATTTTGAAACGTTTCTTTTAAAAAGTTATTCCAAATTGGTGCTTCTGCTTTCATGTTGTATTCTGAAAAACTGATTCTACTCATCCGTTTTGACTTGTTATGTTCCATAAGCATGCCATTATTCAAATCTATATAACCTGATTGCGTATTGAATAAGTAACCGTCTTTGTCGAATTCATCTGTTCCGATTGCCACATGATGTTGTGTATCTTTCAGCATATTTTCTTTACCGCGATATGATCGTGTGTATTTCGCATGCTTTACTAAACTTTTCTTTGCTGCTTCGACTAATTCTTTATCAGTTTCATCAGCTACAAATAAAGGCTCTTTGCCAATATTGTTTGCGATATAGTCTGCCATTTCGTAAATCTTACCCATGTTATCTTCGACCCAAGTTTTACCTGAATAGAAGAAATATTTTTTGTGAATATACGAATATAGAATATTATCGCCAAACGCACGAAGTAAACGCTGTGCATTTCCTGTATCGTCATAACTGAAATGTTTTTGTTGTAATTTTGGTTTGCCACCTGTTAAATCATTGATTTTTAAATCAAAATCTCCGACTGGTTGATACATACTAGATGCGGATACGATTGCTTTATTCATTGTGATTTGACCATAAGTTGAGCCTTCACGTTTGCTATCCCATTTATCACGCGACATGGAAGAATTCCGATAAATCTCGTCCATCTTTTCAGGGTCGCATGCAGTCCAGAATGCAAGGTCATTACAGAATGCCATGTCAGCTTCTGATTGACTTGGATAGAATTGTTCCCAGCCACCTTCCATAAATAAACCAAAACGCATACCATGTTTACTTTTTCTGATTGCTTCAATAATTTCAGCTACCGACAAATCATTTCCGTATGATTCGTAAGCTGATAAATTTTCGACACTCACTGTTTCTTGGCCGATGTATTTATTATGTAGATAGTTGATTTTTCCGATTCCTGAATCGTCTGCTAACTTAGAATGACTACCGATACGATTTCCTGTGACTGTAAAGAATCGTCCGGAATCGTACATTTCAATATCGCCTTTTCTACGTCCGCCTGGTGGCAGTTGACCATAACAGATGATGTGGATACCTTTTCCTGAAGGTGATGTTTCTGTATAACTTGATAGAATATCAATGAAATCTGCTACAATGTTTTCTTCTGTGTCACCATCTATATAACGCATGATTTCAGACTCTACGTTATCTAAATCGACACCATACATACCTGAACCATTAAACATAAAACCTAAGCCATCAAATGATTCCGAAACGGCAACTGCCGTTTCAAAATCAGTCCAAGTTGATGGATCATTAGATTTAGCTTTAAAACCAGTCTTCGCATCGTAAGGAATTTTTGTAAATTTCTCACGGTTTTCAGACCACTCTTTTTTCCACACAATCCAATTATCTAAGTCCTGCATTTCGAATGGAACATTCTCAAAGTGATACATATCACTCGCCCCTTTCTAAAATGGTAGGTCATCTCCACTAACTTCCACTGCTTTATTTTCACCTTTGAATGGGTCTTCTGTTTGTGTTTTGAATACGTGTTGAACATCTGGGAACATTGATTCGGCCCAAGTTTTCACATTCAAGTTTGTGTATTCATTACCGTTATATTCAGATTTTTCATTCTTCACAGTAACTTTCAATGGGCGGCGAACCAAGTCGTCAAATACATCTTGCAATGAGTTATATTCTTTAGTCGCATCCATTTTCGCTGCTTTACCAATAGTGTTAATCATTGTCTTGTTGTATTTACCTGTTGCCTTTGTTTTCCAAATACGGTGGAAGATTAATTGATTCTTCCCTTTTTGATCAATATCATTACGAATAACTAAACGTAAATCGATATATTCAGAACCACCTTGTGTTGCATTTTCATTCATTGAATAAATCGCAACTTCGTATGTACCGTCTTGTACTCCACCTTCAAATGTATCGTTAAAATCAAATTGGAATGTCATAATTTTTAATCTCCTTTGTTTTGTCTAAAAGTTAAATTTGAAACCTGTCTTTTGTTTTTGACCGCCATTTTTGGCAAGCCATCCATGTACCCAAGTCGGTGTGTCCGGCAAATTTAATTCATCTGCTTTAAACGCTGCCCAACTTGCTTTGTAACCTTTTTCCTTTGCTACATATAATAAGTCTTGATACGATTTTGCTAGTTTCCAATTTCGGACAATCCGTTTTAATCGGACATCTTCTTTTGTCACTTTTTGCATTTCTACTGTTTTATCAATTTCTTTTTCGCCATCTCTACCAATTACCTCATTTTTAAAACCGCACATCGGACACTCTTTTGCTCTTGCAGGGTAAACGTGAAAGCAATTCTCACAAGTTTTAATTGGATATTCGCCTTCGTCATTCTTTTTCTTAATTTCCAAACTCCACTCATGCGATTCGTTCGGTAACCCGTGAATCAGAACATTCCCAACATGATCAATGATTGTCGCAATCTTTCCTGGTTTATATCGCATAGGCCGCATTGACTGTTGAATGTGTAATGATAATGATTTTGTAGGTCTTAGTAGAATAACTGTAGAACAATCAGGAACATCAAAACCTTCTCCGAAAAGGTCGACATTACATAAAACTATTGTCTTTTTATCTCTAAATTCTTGAATGATTTCTGAACGCTCATTTTTCGGTGTATTTGCATCCACATGTTTTGCAGGAATACCTGCATCATTAAATTCTTTTGCTACGGTTTTTGAAAATTCAATACTGTGGCAGTAAACGATTGCCTGCGTGTTATCTGCAAGTTTTCGATATTGTTTAATCACATCACCGAATATCACTTTGCCTAATGCTGCATCAATCGATTTACTATCAAAATCACCTGTTGATGATTTTTTTAGTTTCTTACTATCAATTAAATTCGGCATATAATAATCGAATGGTGCTAATCGTTTGTGTTCAATCAGCCAATCAACATCGACTTCTTCAATCAGAATGTCATTAATATCTCCAAGACCTGAACCATTCAATCGAATTGGTGTAGCCGTAAAGCCGATAACCTTCGTCTGAAAGTGGTTGATAATGTTTCGGTATGACTGCGCTAAAACATGATGATTTTCATCAACTACAATCAAATCAGGTCTTTGCATTTTCTTATATCGCCTTGCAATTGTCTGCACCATGCCTAACTTCACATAGTCCATATCAACTTCGTTAGCGATTAAGGTTTTCTCAATTTGTTCAATCAACTCCTGTCTGTGGACGATGAACAACACTTTGTTTTTATTTGCAGTAGCGGTTCGGATAATTTCTGCAATCATTACTGATTTACCAGAACCACAAGGCGCTACAATGCAAGGTGCGTTATAACCATCTAAATATGCTTTCCTAGCTTTGTTGACTAAAGTTTCTTGGTAATCGTAAAGTTGAAAGGTCAATCATCATCAACTCCAGCGATGATTAGTTCGTTTACTAAGCAGCCTTTACGGTCATCTAACCGATTTTTAGCGAAGATTGAATTTGTCGGTTGAAGAACAAATCCACGTTTCACATCGCCTTCTTCAGTTTTAGAAACTACTAATCGTGCTACTACATCTGAAAGTCCGATGAAGTTATTTAAAATCTTAAAACGAATATCAGGCATTGCACGATTGAACACTTGCCCACCTTCTGTCGTCCATTGATCCGATGTTTCCCAAGCCGTAAAGATTAGTCGCTTGCCTAGCTTTTGTAATC